GTCGCGCAGCTTCTTGTACTGTCGACGCCCAAGCACGTCCCAACTCCAGGCGTCGAAGTCCGTCTGGTACAGGCGGTTGCGGCTCTTCTCCTGAATCCTTGAGGTACTTGAAGACCACCCGGTCGATCTGGTCGAGCGACGGGGCGCTGATAATGGCCAGCGAGTCCTCCGGAGGGAAGCAGGTCACCCACCAGGTGATCAGGTCGCCAAGGTCCATGGACTTGCCGCAGCCGTTGGCGCTCTTGATGGCGTTGCGCGTCTTCTTACTGTGGATGATGGTGTTGTTGATGTCGCGCAGCTTCTTGTACTGTCGACGCCCAAGCACGTCCCAACTCCAGGCGTCGAAGTCCGTCTGGTACAGGCGGTTGCGGCTCTTCTCCTGAATCTCGTTCATGGCGGTGTTGATCACCGCACTCATGTGGGTCATACGAGCACCGCCTTGTCGATCTGGCGACTGGCCAGGGTCATGCCCTCCATGAGGAGAACGTCGATCTCTTCATCGTCCGTCTCGGGGTACCGCTCCTTGAGGGTTGCCCTGACGTGAGTGAGGGCGATGTCCACCACTTGCCCCATGAGGCGACCCTGCGCCATGGTGATCTTGTTGATGTCGTCATCCAGGATGGACTTCCGTGAGTCCATCCGGTTACCCACCGTAGTCATGCCCTTGAGCACGACGGCTGCGATGGGTGCGTAGTTCTCCAGGTCGGCGTTCTCCAGCATGTCACGCGCGTTCTGGATGAACTCCTCCATCTCCATGATGAGGAGACGCTCCTGCTGGCGGTCTGTCATCCAGTCGTGTGCCTCTAGTAGCTCCTGCATTCGGGCGGCAACATTCTGGGCGGGGATGCCAGTGATCTCGGCAATCTCCCCGATGGACTTACGGGCGTTCTTGAGCATCATCCTGTCGGAGTTGCTGATGGCCTGCTTGGCTACGGTGGTCATATGTCTTAGCTTACCGCACATGAAAATGACCCCCTTAGCCGAAGCCAGAGGGGGGGTCATGTTCTAGGCCCCACCTCATTTGAGCGTCCAGTGGAGAGGCTTGGGTGGGGGCGGTGGTGCCAGTGGGGATCGAACCCACGACCCGCGGTTTAAGAGACCGCTGCTCTGCCAACTGAGCTACAGCACCATTCGATGGTGGGTCATCACCCTGTGTGAGCGGATTTCCTGGCCCGCTCAACCCTTCTGTGAGTGCTGGTGAAGCAGGGCTCGAACCTGCGACACACGGATTAACAATCCGACGCTCTGCCAACTGAGCTATTCACCATGGTGGTGATGGGCCCCCGCGCTCAAAGGCAGCAGGTAGACCCATCATCCGCAGACTCCCCCGGGGTCGAACCGGGACCCTCTGGTTTTGGAGACCAGCGCTCTGCCTTCGAGCTAGGAGCCTAATACCCCGGGGACCGCTGTCCCCGAGGCTTTTTGATGGTGGGTCATCACCCTGTGACGCTGTTAGTTGGCGAGTGCGTAAGAACTCTTTGATGTGGCGTGTACCACGCTACCACACTCAGCGGCGCTTGCTGTACTTCACCAGCTCCACCGTGAGGTAAGAGAACGTGAGAACCACGCCGCCGACCATGGCCAGGTTGAGGGCGATACCGAAGCCGTACGCCATGAGGAGGCCGGGGTTCACGAGCGAGGCTTCTTCCAGTCCGAGGTGCTTCCGTAATCGTAGGACTGGTGCGCCTTGATGGAATACGCGAGGTAGTCCACCCAGAATAGAAGCACCGCCCCTGTCGGAATGCCCAGCATGAACCCGCCCCATCTACGCAGCACGAGCTGGCTCCGCGCTGGGATCCACGTACACCGTGTCGAGGCGCTGCTTGCGCATTCGCTTCTCCTCGGCAGACAGATCGACATGAACCTCAGTGGCGTCGATGTCAGCCAGGTACAGAGACGAAAGGGCCCTGTTCATGGCATCTCCCGACGACTCAAACGGTGCAACGTAGGTGACCTCGTACTTGGCCTGGGTCATGTGCTCTCCTTCTCGATGATGGCATCGAACTGACGCCACGCATCAACCATGCGGGAGTCGTCGTTGCCGATCCCAGCATGGTACATGAGGTTGATGAGTTTGTCAAGCTGAGCAATCACTTCTGGCCCTCCTTGATGCGAGCGATCTCGCGGTTGACGTACCAAGCTGCCTTCTCCAGGTCCTGGATCTCGGTCTCCTTGGACTTGAGCCCGGCCCGTGCGATGTACTTCACCGCGTTACCGCGGTTGAACATCATTTGCTCGGTGAGCTGGATGACCTCGATGCCCTTGTAGGAGGTGTAGTGCTTGGGGTGGTTGATGTCATCATCCTCCTCCACCTCCTTGGCCTTGATCGTGTCGAGCTTGGCGAGCTGCTGCTTCTGGTAGACCAGGCTGGCCACATCCACGGGGTGAAGCCAGGTGTGGTGGAGCACGATGTCTCGACCGTCCTTGACCAGCTTGTAGAGGTCGCCCCCACCGATCTGTTGGGCCACCCAGGCCGCACCCGGCTCCTCCACCTTGGTCTCCGGGTTGATGATGGTCACCCATCCCGCGACCTGCGGCATGTTGCGATAGGTCATGCTGTTTCCTCCTCCTCTAGTGATGTGACTGTTCCGCGATGCCGCACGGGCTCCACGTAGATCCGCGCAAAATCCAGCGCGTTCATGTTCCGGGCCCGGGCCAGGGACGCGTGTCCCCAGCAGAGGCCGATGCTGGACTGCTCCTCGTGGCAGAGCCTGACGGGGCATTCCTGGCCGTTGTACGTCTTGAGGTAGCCGCGCTTGGGCGTCAGCTCCTTCCCTGCGCGTCGTTGGTTGTAGTGCCCGGCGCAGAGCCCCTTGGCGAGGATCCCCGTCGTGCAGCCAAGGAACAGGCAGGTGTTGGGGCGGTTCCTAGGCACGGAGCCTCGCAACCACCACGGTGAGCAGGTCGTCGAGGTTTACCTCGATCTGGCCGTTGTCGTCCGGCTCGAACCCGATTTCCGTCGCCAGGATGGCGCAGATCGTGTTGAGCTGGAGGAGCGGCTCCATATCCTCAATCTTCATAAGATCAAGTCTACACGTGCACGTGGAACACCTCGACGAACTTACTGCCTTTTGGTGAGACGTCCTGGGTGCGAAAGATCGCCTGGCCGACGTAC